TCGGATGCAAGAGAGAAGATACCGTTATAGTACTTACCAAAGTTAATACGAAGATCATCCATTTCAGCAACTTGGTCACCTGCAGGAGTAATCTTAGGAACGTAAGATAAAGTACCTTCGATGATTTCTGGAACAGTCCAACCATTGCTTTGACCAGCACATACTAAGGAACGACCATTAGAGAAGTGCATACAAATCAAACGAGCAATAGCATAACCCATAGTAACTGTAATTTGTTTACGAGTATATGGATCGAAGATATCGAAGTATTGACAATAAGTCGCAACGTAACGGTTATTACCACCAGTATTCAAAGTCTTAGCATTCTTGATTGCAAGAAGGTTAGTAAGACCTTTAGTACCCATATCACGGAAATAGAATACGTCTTGACGGAAAGAACAAAGTGTTTCAATAGCACGTTTTACAATATGAGGATAGTTAGCATCGACAACAATATCAATTGGGTTGTTATCAATATCATAGATATCATCATTGAAAGCACCATTGTATACTTTAGCCATTTCTGTAGCATATACAGATGTAGCATCAGTTACACCTTTATAGTTAGAGATAGGAGATGTACCGAAAGTATCACCATTATAACCACCAGTCAATGGATGACCAGCAAAGCTATCAAGTTTAACTGTCGCTACACCATCATTAGTAGATTCTAGTACTTCAAAAGTTTTGAATACATCACCTTTCCAAGTACGAGCACCAATGATATCAGATTCACGTAAACGAGTTTCAGAGATACCAGCAATAGCTGCTACTTTAGCATAGAATAATTGCATTTGGTCTTCATAACCATAGCATTTAACTTGCTTAGAAGTACGTTTAACAACGGAATCAAAGAATAGATTGTATCCAGCTTCAACTTCAGAAGGATTCAAAGAGAATACAATAGATTCTAATGTATTACTGTTTTCATCGATATCCAATACGTAACGTGCAGATTGTGCAGAACGAGACAAAGTGGAATCAAAGGAAATAGTAATATTCTTTTGAGATACACCACGACCATTATCCATAATCAAGAACAATGGGAATTTGTTATCTTTTTTGTTTTTGTATTTGTCATAGAATGCTTTTGCTGTAGCAACGTAGTCATTATCATGAACGTTTTCTTCAGCAGCCAAAGTTTCTACAGAGTAGTTAACTTGACATACTTTATACATAGCAGCAATGCCATCTACACCAGCTTCTTCTTTAGTGTATGTAGGGCGTTGTGCTGGATCGGAAATAGATGCTACATCAGTAGCTTTCCAATATAAATCAACTGTTACATAAGAGCCATCAGCTTTAGTAATAGGAGATCCAGTCAATGGATCAATTTTAATTCGAGCTTCTTGACGAGAAATTTCTTTCACATGAGCAACTACACCTAGCATAGCTAAACGAGAAGTTGGGTCAACAACACGTTTTGCATAAACAATACCGCCGTTGTTGATTACGTTAGCAGCTTGGAGTAATGGTTGACCATGACGAGCAAACGAGATTTCACCATATTGATCGAAGAAATCATCGCCTTGCCATTTAGTATATTCTTCAGTCCCTTTATCAGATGTAAAACCAGCAAATACAATTGGTCTTGTAGTAGAGTCGGCTACATTCAGAGAGGGAATATAACTTTGGTCTTCAAGAATGATTTTTGTACCAATCATAATCTTTTATTTCCTCCTTAATAGATTTTAAATAATAGTTATAAACGAATCCTATATGGATACTATTTAAACTTTTATTCATATGTTAATTATGGCTATTGCATAAGGATCTTTTCCATTGGAGAGTCAACTTTATTCTTATTGATAATAGAGTTAACTACTGCATCATCCCAGTTTTCTGATGTAATGGAAGTAAATGCAGAAATATACTTAGGTACCATCTTAATTGATAATGGTTTATACTTATGCATATCAGTTTCTTTAGCTAAACGGAATGGAACTGATTCATCTTTAACAGATCTACAAAGCTCAGATACTAAGATACCAAACATTTGTGCAGAGATACCAAAAGAAGAACCATTGAATTTGATAGAATCTATTAAGAATGAATGTAATTTATCATATGCAATTATATTAGGGATATTACCAGTAATCATGAATAGTCTAAACATATTTTCAACGTTGGTAATATCTTCAGGTGAACCAGTATTTACTATAACTACATCATCTTTCTTAAAATGTAGAATACGATAATCTACTGGAACTGGAATCTTCTTATCTAAGATATAATCTTTTACCTTTTCAATAGATGATGGCATAGTAGATATAAGAACTGGATGGCTGAATAACTTAATACCGTAGATAGACTTCCCTTTAGAATCAAATACTTCATAAGAGAATAGTCCTAATGTATTTACATATTCACCAGCTTCTTCAGCATACTTCATATGACCATCATTTCTAAAATAATTCTCTGGGATATAGAATACTAGTTCTCCATCCCCTTTAAAAATAAGAGACGTTCCTTCTTCCTTTAGGAACGCTCCTACATTTTTCATACCCATAGTGACCTCCTATAGAGTAATAATTGTCTTATACTCTAATGTTTAGGGGCAATAAAGTTATTGTTATTTAGCCTCAAGAGCTTTAATGCGGTCATCAAGAGCCTTAAGTTTTTCATCCATAGTAACCTTATTATATATAGCAGTATTATAATGAGCTGTAGTTAATACAGTATAAGAGTTATTACCATTATAGTGCTTAAACTCTTTACCAATCACTGTTGTATTAGCTCTCTTATCACCAAGCTCTAGATTGTTTTTATTATTGACCTTAGCAATAACTAATGCATTACCATCAGTAGTTCTACCATGGTAGCCTACCTGATTACCAACCGTAATACCATTATTAAGATAATCATTATTGATATGATTATAATAAGACCTTTTAGAAGAATACTTATAAATCCGAACGTAATCATGAGAATTGGCACACATATAAATATCGCCATTAACGTAAACAAAGTCCTCAATTTCACAATATGGCTCCATTTCAATTTCTCTAATAACTTTAAATTCTTTACCAATTAGACGACATTCGATAAGTCTACGTGCAACAGCAAAGATGATTGTATCACCTTTAAGATATGCACCATTAGAGTCTAGATTAGTTTCATCTACTTGTACAATGTATTCTTGTTTAGTAGTCATTGTATTATCAGTATAGATTCTTATTTTACGAGACTTACTATCTTCACCTGGAACGATAGAGATATATCTACCAGAACCATCTAAGTCTTTACCGATATTAAAGCACTTATCAGGATAATCTCTAAATTCTCCTAAAACAAGATCCCCAGAATCATTACGGTTAATATTATAAATACGACTACCGTTAGCTGCACCATTCGTAGCTCTAATAGTTTCACCATCCATAAATAATGTATTAACATGACCTAGTTTATCCATACCTTCAAAATCAGTAAATTTAACAATATTCATATCGGCATCTAATTCATAGATACGTTGTTTAGAGTTATCTTGGCTACAGCACCCTAAGATAAATCTCTTAGATGTTGGATCATATGTAAACCCTTGACATTGATTAACTACAGTCTTATCTATTTCTATAGTCTTAAGAAAAGTAATATTTGTTTGATCAGACAATGTGGCTGGTCTTTGTGCATTGATATCGCTACCAATGTGTCTGAAAGATTGCTTAAGCATTTCTGTAAAGTCTTTTGATATTTTCATAATAAATTTCTCCTTTCAATTACTATATTGTAAAAGAAAACCCAGAAGAGGTTAATCCTCTTCTGGGATATTGTTATATTAGTTATCTAAATTAATATTCAATTACAGAACCTGCAGTTGTAACACCAGTTAATCCAGAAGGAATTTTATCATAATAATTAGGATATATTTCAGATAATTGTTTAGAATCATCTGTTAATGCAGTGATAGGTTCCCATGCTTTCTTAGAGTAGTTATATTTTTTAGTTTTATCTAAGTTATAGACAGGAAGTCTATAGTGTTCAAATTCATAAGTACCTAGACCAGGATAATCTTCTGGTACTAATACATTAATAAATTTGTCCCATATTTTAGCTAAAGTATTAGTCGAATATGT